AACGGTCGTTGATACTGGTGAAGTCTCACAGCAGTGAACTACCGATTCCGACCTTAACCCTAAGGTTGAGTGTCAGTTCCAGTAGGTAATAAATGCCCTTGATCTCCTGGTTTAGAGCTTCTAACCCTATCGATTATGTTATTATTAGATCGTGTAATGACTGTTGTTCCATTTTTTACATGATTTAGTTCACTCAACAATGCTTCCATTTTACTAATTTGTTTACGAGCTAAGCTTAATGTTACTGTATATTCTTCTGTATCCCAATATGGAAATTTTACATCTAAAAATGCAGTTCGAAACTTACTTTTAGGGACTGACATATTATATTTATCCTTTATGAATTTTTTCAGATCAGATGCAGATATTTGTTGACTCGCCGATAAAAGTTTATTAAATATTTCAGGAAATGTTTTATCATAATATTCACTTACATCCTCATCATTATCATCTTCTTCTTCCTCATCATCTTCATCATCACTAAAATCTCCACCATAAAATTCTCCTTTATTATTTAGTTTAAATTGAGATACCATTTGATTTAATTCACTATCCAATATATTTGATTGACTTATAAAATCTTTTAATGTATCTTTTGACGATTTTAATAATTCTTTTGTCGATCCGATCTTTGCTTTTGCAGAATATCCTTTTCTTCCCTTTATTTTCAAATTATTAACTGGTTTAACTGTATTTATTATACCTTCATTGTCTTCATTGTTATTATCACCTAACTCTTGATTCTTAATCTGCAATCCTTCGTTATATTCTGACATCATAATTTGACCTATCTTCTTATTTACAGCTTGATTTCTTTTGTCACTAAATCTCAACATGAATATATATAATATATATTCATAAAAAATATAAAATGTTTTAGTTTAATATGTTAAATTATGTTGTTTAATATATTTACTGGCTTCAGGTAAAGAACAACCATGTTCATTCATTATTTTCCTTACTAAAATATGACGTCTTTTCTCTTTATCTGAAAGAAGTCTCTTCCTCTTCGGTTTTTTCATTCCGGCAGCCAAAAGTAAAGGAGCACCTTCTTCTGCTACAACAGGTGCATAAGTCATAAAGTCTTTTGTACCTTCGAGTGCCATTTTACCAAGTTGTTGTGAACCTTGTTTTATGACTTCATTAGAGATTGCTTTACCTGCCTTTTTACCAAATTTAGCTACAGATTTTCCAAATCCTTTCATATGCTTAAGAAAGTGAACTTTTCCACCTTGTTCTTCTAGTTCATTATCATCTTCATTAAGTGGAGGTGGGAGAATCTTCTTTTTTGTTTTCTTTGTTGTTTTCTTCTTTGGTTGTATGTGTTTTGCTACATCCTCATATTGTGCAATATGTTTTGTGGTGTAAGTTCCAGTTGCAATTTTATGCTCTTTTGCAATTTGTTTTCTCACATCATCAAGTATTTGATTTTTTATCATTTCTTTGTACTGTTTTAAATCCATTATATATAATAGGTATATAATATATTTTAATAAAATTTACATGTAAATATTTTATTTGCAGATATATTTATGTATGCGTCTTTTTACATTAGATGTAACGTCTCCAGCAGACATACCACCACCACTCATTCCACCAGCTGACATACCTGAACCACCTTCTTTATCAATTAGCTTTTCCTTTTCACTTGCTTTACTAAAAGCTTGTTTCAAATGCTTATGGATTGAACCAATATTCTCGATACTGCCACCAACCATTTTCTTATCATAAGAATGTGTATCAGTAATAGCATCATGTGTTTTGGTTTCAAGTACCATTTCTTGATTTAATAAACCAGTTGTGATTGAAGAAGCTCCGTTTTCAGTTACAAAAATACCTGAATTAACAACAACTAAATACAAAGTTGGTGTAATGTCTTCAGCAGATTGATTATATATTTGTAAATCGAATTGCATATTAAATTGTCCACCAGATGAATTGGAATATTGACTGTCAATACTGAGATCAATAGCTGGATCAATAGCTAAGATGGATCCAATAGTGGGCATTGCTGTAGGAACTCCTACGGTATTATTAGAAATACCTGATCCACTGTATTCATAATAATTCATTTGAAGACCATTTCTTACAGACATATCATATAATTGACTCTGTGTAGCTGAAGATAATAAACCAGATTTGTTACCAAAATTGAGAGATACTGATTTAATTACCATGAAACTATTAGAATCATATGTTGATAATTGAGTCTTGCGAGCGAAGATTAGCATTCTTGTAGGAATCTGATTCAACTGAATGTTATTAAATGCAACATTTGATGTAGATTTAGCTGTAATTGGTGTACCAGAACTGTAATTAAAACTGGTATATTGATTATAATTAACAACATTCTTTGGTTCAATTTTAGAAAACATTACAGGTGGAATGGTTAAAAAATTTAATAATAATTTAGAACCAGAGTATGATACATAATCAACTGCGGATACTGTTGGTGTTAATGCATTTTCATTTGCTTTAATAGCATATGATCCATTTGACATTGCACGACTGCCATCACCCATATTTGCTGTAATCGTAAGATTATTTAAACCAAGAAATGAAGCTTGATTGTTTGAATGAGCACTAATATATGGAGATAAAAATAATAATGGTTCTGTTGTTGTAAATTTAAAATAAACAAATGGATATGGTATAGCACCATTACCATCAGCTTTTACTTGTAAAGAAGGTAATGCTTGCATAGCATTATCATACATTGTAACTGGAAATACTCCTCTAGGTTGGAATTTTTTATCAAAACCACCATTAGAATAGTTTGACATGACATTATTATTCGACCCAATACCATCCGCATAATTTAAATAGAAACTATCAGGTAAACTAGGGGTTAAAGAATTATACTGGGCAAGTTCTCTAAAGTTATACATCTTTAAAAGACCAGCTAAAACATCACGGGAATTTACACTAACTGTAGCATTATTAATATTAGATTGGAGTGTATTAAACAGAGAATTCAAAGGAAATGCTTGAAGACTGTTTGTATTTCCGTAATCAAACAATACTTGATTTGCTGTCCATGGACCAGCTGTAAAACTAATCTTAAGAGTTATTTCAGATTGTACTAAGAAATGACGACTTACAGCAGTCTGTAAGGATGGTATTTGAATATTAAATTGCATTTGAGTTGTTCCAGTAGAAGCTTGTGAATTAAAAGTTTGGAAATTGTTTGAAGAGGAACCATTAATTACAGGTAAAGTTATCTCTGAAGCGATATCTTCAAGTTGTGCATCGGTAATATTAACTAATTTAAAATCGGACATTATATAATATAATTATATATAATTTTTTTATATCCTTAATTTAAATGAGCTTGGATTTTAATGAGAGTAATAAATCTAATAATATAATTGCTTATGTGTTCAATTCACAAACTAAAAAGAGAATAAACAATCTATGTTTACATGAGGATCCTGAAGAAGGTGGAACTGAAGTTAAGATACATGATGGTTATAGATTTGCATTGGCTCCTAGACCAGTATCTGAGAAAGAAAGGAGTGTTTTATTTATAGCAGGTGAAAGTGGTGCTGGTAAGTCATACTTTGTTCGAGAATATGCTAAAGATTATAAGAAAATATTTCCAAATAATCCGATTTATTTAATAAGTTATCTAGATAGAGATAAAACACTTGATAGTTACAAAGGTATCACACGATTAAACTGTTTTAATGACCAATTTCTTAATGATGCACCAGATTTAAACTTGGAAGCTGAATTTGGTAATTCATTAGTCATATTTGATGATGTAGATAGTATCACAGAGAAAAAAATAAAAGTAATCATATATGGATTACTAAATAAAATGTTACGGATTGGTAGACATTATAACCTGAGTGTTGCTTATTTAGGTCATGAATTGTATGCATCACATGAACTCAAAAGTATACTCAATGAAAGCCATAGCATAACATTCTTTCCAAAGTTTTTAAATTATAAGAAACTAAAATATCTATTAGAAGAATATTTTGGACTTGAAAAGGAACAAGTTCAAAAGATAAGAGCAATAAAAGACCGTAATGTTACATATATTAAAGGTGCTGATAAAGTTATTTTGAGTGATACAGAAAGTTTTATTCTATAATATCACCATCTGTTTCAGCTCGTATAGTAGAACGCATTTCATTAATCTTTCTTTTAAAATCAATTAATAAACTATCATAATTATCAATTGATTTCTGTATTGTTATACATTTGTTTGTTTTCATATGACTTGTACAAGCGTTCAACTGGATTATGTTATGACAGAATATACATGGTAAATATTCAGTTTTATAAAGGTTATATAATCTAGTCTGTGATTCTCGTATCCTATCTTTGTTTTCCTTCCTGTATTTCTTTTGGTAGAATGCTGTATAACTCATTAATACAATAATGTAAGAAAAAAAGTTTTCATAATGTTTTCTTATTATTACTGGTAATTTCATAGTTGTTTTATACGTCTTTTAGTAAGTTGTATATAACATGGAACCAATTCTATCAAAAACATAGTCTTCCCCTGGATGTTCCTTCTCATATATGACTTTCAAGTGTCTTATACCAGCAACAAATGCTTTCAGAGTTACACCTTCCATCACTGATTTGGCAAAGACAACGCACCACTTACCACATGTATTTATATTTTCATGATATGATTGGAATTGAAAAGTATTATACTTTATATTGAATCTACTGGAATCTATTAAGTTTATTAAGAAGTGTTGACCTTCCCCTAATTCATATCGCAAATGTTCATTGATATTTTTCAGTTCTCCATCTGGTTTTACTCCATATGAATCGAAATAATATACATTATTATTGTCCCTCACTATGACTGTCCAATGACCAGCGTTTAATGAAGTCTTAATTAACATAAAACAAGCTGATTTATCTTGTGGTAATAACTCTTCAATACTATGATAATCTTTCAAATGTGGGTATGTCATAACCTTTATATGTTGTCCTTTAAACTTGGCTTCTATATCGAAGTTTGATACTAGGTAAGATAAATCATTATCAGAAGTTTGTTTTTTCATATTAATAATAGGAAACAAAAAAATTATATATATTTGAATATTATATGGAAAACGAAAACATATACGTCGACTTACTACTTACGAATAGTATTCAATCAGTAGCTAATAACAGAGTAGCTGTGGATTTCTTTCTTAATCAATCACAACCTATCTTGAGAGATACAACAGATTATAAATTATCAGTTATTCGATTTAGTTTAAATACTGAAACATTACCAATATTCATACCACAAATGAGTGATGATGATACAACGATATATAGTATGACTATGGAATATAATGGAAACTTCTACCAACAGTATATGAATTTTATACCTCAAAATAGTAATCCAGTCGAAGCTGATGAAAAGTATTATATATATTCATATCAATATGTCATATACTTGTTTAATAAAATGATCAATGAATGTCTAGTTGGATTAAATGACATCTCAGCAACACCAACTATTGTACCTCCAAAAATGTTTTTTGAAGTTGATTCTCAATTATGTGGTATGAGATTAGATTCATCTTTTTATGGTTTTAATGAAGCAAATAAAATAAATATTTATATGAACACTCAATTGTATGCACTGCTTAGTACATTACCAGCTTCTATTATTCATCTATCGGATGGTAAAGATTTTCAAATAAATAATTTAATATCTGATGATTTAGATTTACTAACACAAGAGTACAAAACGATTGAATTATGGAACCCTGTATCTTCTATTGTATTCACATCCAATATGTTACCTACATATCAAAGTGTAACAGCTCCCATTCAAGTATATATCGATGGTGATACCTATTGCTTAACCGGTATAAATCTGATTAGATATTGAAAGATAAAAGATTAATTTAATAAAAAGTAAAGTAATAAGTATTCT